CCGGACATGCTAAATAAACGCCCTCTAATCGTTTTTACAGACGTTGACGGTAAATATTGCGTTCTTGGAGGCAACATGCGGTTAAAAGCCTTAAATGAGCTAAAATACACCGAAATACCGATTATAATAGCAGATGAATGGAACGAAGAACAAAAAGCGGAATTTTTAATTAAAGACAACGTTGGTTTCGGCGAGTGGGATTGGGATCAACTCGCGAATGAATGGGACGCGGAAAAATTAGACGATTGGGGATTAAATATTTCTAACTACGAAACAAATCAATTAGACTATTCAGGAAAAAACGAAGAAATCGACATTGATTTATTAGATTCAGAAATGATTTTAAAATTAAAATATACGGAAGACGATTATAATTTAGTTAGGGAGCAATTAAGTAAAATTGCATCAACACCGGAGCAAGCAATTTGGAAATTATTAGGCAATGAATAAACATAAATTCGCGTATAAATGGCATTTAAAAGACGGTTACCCAAAAAGTAACGGATTAAAAGTATTTGGCACGTTTATTTGTGGCGGTGGGTCTACAATGGGCTATAAATTAGCAGGCTTTGAACATTTGGGCGGCGTTGAAATAGATCCGCCAATTGCTGATGTTTACAAAACAAACCACGATCCAAAATATTTATTTGTTGAGGACATAAGAGATTTTGCGAATAGAACCGATTTTCCTGAAGATTTATATAACCTTGATATTTTAGACGGTAGCCCACCATGTAGCAGTTTTTCAATGGCCGGAAATCGTGAAAAAGATTGGGGCAAAACAAAAGTATTCAGGGAAGGACAAGCCGAACAAAGATTGGACGATTTATTTTTTGATTATATTAAATTGGCTAAAAAATTACAACCAAAAGTTGTTATCGCTGAAAACGTAAAAGGATTAATTCAAGGAAATGCAAAAGCTTACGTACACAGGATAAAAAAAGAATTTGAAACGGCTGGATATAAAGTTCAATTATTTTTGTTAAATGCTGCATCAATAGGAGTGCCTCAAAAACGCGAACGGGTATTTTTTATTTGTCAAAGGAATAATTTAAATTTTCCTAAATTGGAATTGAAGTTTAATGAGAAAGCAATACTTTTTAAAGATATTGAGCCAATAAAAGGAAAAGAAATAAAAAAAAATACTCAGCATTTTGAATATTGGAATTTAATGATTTCAACCGATAAAGATTTTTGTGACATCAATAAAAGATTAAAAAGAAAACCAAACGGATTCGGAAAGCACTTTTTACAAATGAATTACACGCCCGGCACAATAGTAAGTGGAGATAGTTATTTTATGGGGTCAAATAAAAATGAAGTTTCAAATGTAGATTTATGTAAAATAGGCACTTATCCACTTGATTACAATTTCAAAAAGATTGATCCAAAGTATTTAATCGGAATGAGTGTTCCCCCGGTAATGACCGCACAAATTGCAACTGAAATTTACAATCAATGGTTTGATAAACTATCTTTGTAATAAAATAGCACCGAAATAACAGCGAAATGGCAAACGAACAAAATTTAAAACCCGGTTGGAAAAAAGGCGAAAGCGGAAATCCAAAAGGTTATCCGGTAGGGAAAAAAAATCGAAGTACGGTTGCACGTTATTGGATGGAGGTTAATCAAAAGCTAAAAAACCCGTTAACAGGAACAGAAGAAACGATGAGCCAAGAGGATTTAATGACCTTAGCACTCATTAAAAAGGCTCGTGAGGGCGATGTTTCAGCATATCGCGAATTAATGAATTCAGGTTACGGCGCACCCGTTCAACAAATAGAACAAACCCAAACAAATATTGATTTGAGCGATTTAACAACCGACGAAATAAAGCAAATGTTAAAAAGTGAATGAGCGCGAAAAGGCAATTAAAAAGGTTTTATTATTCGAACTTTGCAGGCGCGATTTCTGGCAATTTTGTTTATTTTACGATCACGAATTCTATTCAAAGCGTATATTTTTACACGAAATCGCGCTAAGTTTTCAGGAAATCGAAGAAAAAAAAATCAATTCGCTTAGCGTTTCAATGCCACCGCGAGCGGGTAAAAGTTACATAACGTCCCTCTTTTGCGCGTGGGTAATTGGTCGCAATCCAACGGAATCAGTAATGCGTAACACGTGCACCGCAACGCTATATTTGAAATTCAGTTACGACGTTAGAACGATTGTAAAATCCGATAAATTTAAGCTGGTATTTAACAATATTCATTTGAGCGACGATAAAGCAAATCTACAAGGTTGGAATACAAACCACAGTAAACAAGTTGGATATTTTGGTGCGGGCGTTGGGGGAACAATTATCGGTTTTGGAGCCACAAAGATCGGAGTAACTGATGACCTTTACAGAAATTTGGAAGATGCTTTGAGCGACACAGTAAACGATCGAATAATTCAATGGAAAGAGGCAACGCACGACAGCCGTTTTGAAAGCGGATGCGCTCGAATTGATATTGGCACGCGCTGGAGTATAAACGACGTGATAGGTAGAAATATTCAACAAAAAATTTATGATAAATCAATTATAGTTGCGGCCTTAAATGAGAATAACGAATCATTTTGCACCGATGTAATGACAACCGAAGAATATTTGACCAAAAAAAAGCGCACGGATCCGAGTATTTGGGCTGCGGAATACCAACAGGAACCCGTAGACATTAAAGGGCGTTTATTCAGTGATCTAAAATTCATTTCCACAACCGATTTAAACAGCATAAAAGATAAAATTGATGGTTGTATTGGGTACGTTGACGTTGCGGATCAGGGCGCAGATTACACAGCATGCGCGATTTTAGCCGTTATAAACAAAGATTTCTATTTAGTCGATTACGTATTCAATAAATCAAATACGGATGTTACTTTGCCTTTAATCGCTGCAAAACTAAATGAGTGGAAAGTAACCTATTGCCGGGTTGAATCCAATTCAATGGGCGCCATGTTTGCGCGGATGCTTCAAAAGGAAGTAAAAGCAAAAATATTACAAGTCCACAACTCAACAAATAAGCAAACAAGAATCCTAATGAATAGCGTTTTTATTCAGCAGCAAATAAATTTTGTACGTCCCGGAACTCCTGAAAGTGAATTATTTATCGATAATGTAATGAACTATTCAAAGGAAGGCAAAAACAAAAATGACGATGCGCCCGACTGTTTGGCTGGTTTATCGATCTTTGCGCAGTCGATGTTTAAACACCTTATGTAAAAAAAAATTAACTTACAAGTGAATTGGTAATTATTTTCGACTAATTTTGTCAAAAACTATTTAATGGCGTTCGATTTTATTACAGCCTTTACAGATAATTTATTTACCCGGGATCGATATTCGAATATAGTTCGCAATACTTTACCGCCAACAGCTCAAGTTTGGGGAAAAAAGGAAGCCGTTTGGCTCGATACGGGCGACGCATGGCGATTGTTCGTTGACATTCCAGAACTACGTATGGTAATAAATAAACGCGCGTCAATGATGAGCGGAAACGAACCTAAATTATACGATGCAAAAGGCGATTTAGTGGAAAATCACTGGCTAAATGATTTGATTACACAACCGAATGCCGTTCAAAGTTGGAGTGATATCGTTTATTCGATGAGTGTTCAGGATGCTTTGTACTCAAATGTGGTGGCATACGCACCAAAACGATCGTTTGATATACGTAATTTAATGGTTGTTTTACCAAACAACAAAATCAGAATTAATTTAAGCGGTAAAAAATTAAAGCAAATGGATAAGGAAAACCTTATCGATTCGTTTCAGTTTACATACGACGATGGCACAATCGAATTAATTACGTGGGAAGAGGCGGTTTATTTGACTACTGCGGATGGAATGAATATCGTTAAACCAATCTCGCGAATAGATTCTTTGCGATTCCCTTTGTCAAATATTCAGGCTCAGTACAACAAAAGAAACGTGTTACTTGAAAATCTGGGAGCGATTGGTATTTTATCCGCTCAAAACTCAGATATGGGTGGGGCAATTCCAATGACACCTGAAGAGCGAACTAAGATCCAACGC